TCAGATAGCCGATCTCAAGTTATGACTGTCTCTTGCCCAATCGACTATAACTACTTTGGTAGCTTCGCAAACATTGGTACCAACGGCAGTATTCAGCCGGGTAAAAAAGAAATTGATGGTACAGCTGAGCTTGTTAATCGAGTTCAGCAAGTGATCAATACTGCTCAACAAGCAACTAATCTTGAAAATGCTGTGCAAGGCGTTGGTCGTCAATTGGGCAATCTATTTGGGTAATGGCTATGAAGTTATTACCTGAATCTGAAGGTTATGCTGTAGTTGCTGGTTCTATCCAGCAACTTTCAGAAGAACTCTATAAAGAATATCAATTATCGGGCTATTCAATTTTGCTTGATGATATCGTGAGAGCATTTTTAGATGAGGCAAAATATTATGCTGGATGGGCTGTTTTAGATTGTCAAACTAAAGCTACCACGAGTATTGAACTGAATGAAACTATCGTACTTAGCGGTGATGAGTACGTAATCATTTTGCCTTTAGTAAAAGCTCATTGTGATCTTTTGCAAGCGAGATTGGTTGAGGCGACCCGTGGGCTCGGTGTCGAAAGTTATGGATTATCTGTCTCGGAAGCTCAACAGATCTATAACGAAAAGAAAGACGCTTTGCCTAAACTTGCGTTTTGTATGGCCCCAATGAGTTTTAATTTTAACTTGGGGAACCGTTAATGCAAATCACCATTGTATCTGCGGGTAAAATTATTCCAGCTTCTGAGCTGATTAGTGCAACTTTAAGAACTGATCTCGTACCTATCCCCGCATCCATTGAGTTCACAGTTCAATCTACTACTGAATTAGACTCCCTTTTAAAAGAAGGGGAGCAACTTACTGTAAATGACATATCTCATCCTTTCGAACTTATCAAAGTCACCCCTTTAAAAACTCAGACTATTAAACAAGATCGGCGAATTGGTGGCATCTCATGTATTGGCATTTTGGCTGGTTGTAAAAGACTTATCGAATATTCAAAGCAAGCAGTTATTAGTAATGAAACTTCTTTTAATTCAGTAATTCGAGCTTGTGGTGCAACAATCAGTCTGGGCAGTGATTTACCTCTGCCTAAATTTGTTTGTTTAAAGGGTAGTATGCCTACACAGCGCTTGGCTCATTATCTTCAGCAAGAAGCGGCAGTAATTTGCTTTCAAAATAATAAAGTGTCTGCTCAAAAAATTGATTCTTTCTTCAAAAAGGAACCTATCACAAAACTAGATCCTAGCAGTGTCGTTTGGATATCCAGTAAACCTTTGGAACTGATGCAAAAATCATCTTTTGTCACAGTTGAGAATAACGGTTCAACGGTTGTTGGTGATGACTCAACAACCCCAGGCCACACTGTTACGCAAAGAGCTGGTTTAGATGCCCGACAAGTTAAAAACTTGGAAAAAGTTTTGATCATGCGCGGGACCATTATTAGACCACTAAATTTGAACTGGAATGCAGGCGATATATTCGAAATAGATAGTAAGAAGTATGTCGTTTTAACTGCTGCACATCATATAGATACAGGCGCAATCGGGGGATCAATGGGGACTTCATCAAAGTTCTGGATTGCTAATTTGTAGGTCAAATATATGAATGGTTTAAAACGTGCAAAGATTTTAAGTTACAACGCAAAAGGTCGTACTGCACAAGTACACATTCATGGTTTAACTGATGGCGCAAGTGAAGGAATTACAGCAACTTTTGCGTATCCAGTCGGCGATAGTGATTTAGATACAGAAATTCAAATTGTGGATGGGGAAGACGTCTATGTCTTCTTTGAAAATGGTAATGAAGAACGTCCAGTAATCCATAGTTATGTCAGTCATGGAGAAGGCGCGATTGTGGGAGTGCGCCGTATTCGACAAGACAATATTGAATTTATCTCTAAAGAAAATTTAAAAGTAGACTCTGGCACAACCGTTTCGATCAAAACGCCGTTGATGAATGTACAAGCTAATACACAACAAACTGGTAATAGCACATTAACGGGTAATAGCACTGTAGTAGGTAATACTTCAGTTGCAGGCAATAGTTCTGTTGCAGGCAGTATGGCCGTAGGCACAACGCTTACGGTTGCAGGTGTGCCAATCGACCCTAAATCCATTGAAGGTGCATTTAAAGATGCTCTTGATAAGTTAGAAGGGCTTAAGGAAGAATTAAAAGAACAAGGGGAAAAGATTGAAAATAGTGAGCAAACTAATCAAGCGATTGAAGAAAAAGTAAAAGAAGTAGAAAAGTTAATTGAAAATATTAAAGATTCTGATGCCTATAAATTGCTTGAAGAAGGTATCAATCATATTGATGAAGAAGTGCAAAAAATACATGATCAAGTAAAAGAAGTTGGTCAAATTGCACAAAGTAAGGTTGATGAAGTAAGAGCTTATATTGATCAAGAAATTATTGATACTAAACAGATTGTTGAGCAGCATGTAAGTGATGCCAATATTCGTTTAGATGAAGCCAATCAACGTATTGATCAGTCTATTCAAGCGAATGAAGCGCTGGTTGCAGATGCTCAGCAACGTGCAATTCGTGCTGAAAAAGAACTCGATGACAAAATCGGATTTATTAAAAGAGAAACAGATTCAATCATTGCTGATGTAAGAAGTGATGCAGATGAAATTCGATTAGTCGCAGAAAACGCAAAAAAAGTAGCTGATCAAGAAGTTCTAGACCGTAAAAAACAAGCTGCTGATACTCTTATTGTTATTGATCAAACTAAGGCCGTCTTAAAACAAGACATTGATCAAAACTTAGTAAAAGCTGGTCAAATGATTGATGATGCTAAATTAGCATTAGGTGAAGAAACTAATACACTCATCAATCAAAAAATTGAACCTATTGTTAACCAAACTGAAGCTGCAGTTAAAAAAGTTGATCAAGTTGCAGCCCAGTATGTTGACCTAGATAAGAAAGTCGATTCGGGTCTTCTAGCTGAAGCTGAAGCACGTGCAAATGATAAAGAGGCATTAACAAAAAGTTTTGAGCTTAAGTTTGCTGAAATGCAAACTGAATTGGGTAAATCAAATGCCTTAATTTCAGAAGAAATTAAAACCCTTGCTGCTCAAGATAGAGCTATTACTGAACAAATTAGTACTGCCCAGTCTCAAATTGGTGATAACAAAGCGGCAATTAATAGTGTTGAACGTACAGTAGTTGATCTTAGTAAATCTGTTGCTGAAAAGACTGATCAAATTCAAGCAAGTTTAGATACCACAAATGCAAGTTTGTTAAATGCTACTGAGTTAGCGCGAATGCAATCACTTGGTAAGCCTTTACGTGACGATCCTACATTTCTATCTGGGAATGGGGGTTTAAGCGCTTATGTTGTACCTTCAGGTTCAACGTTTACTAGACAAGCTAAATCTTCTGATAACCCAGTAAATAGTACCCATGAGATGCTATTAAGATCCACTGCTTCTTTAGGTGGTGGCTGGTATCCGACTGTTCCAACTCTTGTTGCTGCTCCTAATAAAACGTTTTTAATAAAACAAATTATAAAAATGCCAAAAGGGACATATTTGTTACCAGTCGGCAACGCTACAGGCACAGGAGGATATTTACGAGTACTTGGAAATAAAGAGGGCACAGGTAAGTTTGAGGTTTACTACTCTGTTGTTCAGTGTGGCTATGATGCGCCTGCAGCAATCCATGGGCATTTCCGTGTTATTGCTGGCACTAATCCACCTTTACCAAGCACAGCAAACCCAGTGGACGTAATCCTTGCCGATTATGAAGTCTGGGACATTACAGCACTTAATGACACCATTCCAAAAGCATGGCGTGATCAAATTACTGGAAATGCTTCATATATCGAAAAGGTTGAATCATCTGTAAAACTTGTTGATGAAAAGCTTGTTTCAGAAGCAAAAAAACTTGAAGAACTAAAAACCGACTATAATTCGAATAAAACTAAAACAACTTCAGATTTAGCAACAATTGCTCAATCAGTTTCTGATGGTGATAAAGCCTTATCTTTACGCATCGACCAAACGAAAGCAGCTCTAGAAGAGGCTGATCGGAAATCTAATGCAAATATTCTAGAAGTTACTGAGTCACTTGCCGAATTTGAGCAGTCTACTACTTCAAAATTTAGTGAACTTGATACAAGTATCTCTAAAGAAAACTTAAAGGTACAAGGGCAAATTACTGATGTTCAAAAAAGTGTTTCAACCCTAGAAAGTAATACAAATACAAGAATAAATGGCCTTTCATCATCACTTAAAACTACTGATGACATTGCTAAACTAGCTTTCGATCATGCAGCAGAGGCGCAGCAAACAGGTACAACGGCGGTAAAAGCTACCGAAGCACTTTCTCAAAATCTTTTAAGCTTAAAGTCACAAACGCAAGTAACGTCGGGTGTACGTGCTGTTGTAACGTCAAAAGGAATTGATGACTGGACACGTTGGCGAACCACTGGTGAAGCGAAAGTAATTCAAGATGCTGATGCATTTGGTGGCTATATTCTTGAGCTTGGGAATAATGCCGGTAATGATGAGGCATGGGTTCACTGGAATGAGTTTGTAAAGATTAATCCAGATACGCTTTATCGGGTACGTGCTCGCTTCCGCCGTGTAGCTGGGGAATCTGGAACTATTTACCTTGGGGTTGCATGTAAAAATGCAGACCAAAGTAAATACGTAACGACTACAAACTCCCTTGCAGGTGATATGAGATCTTCTAACTACTTATTGTCGGCCGTTAAGCCTAATTTAGGTGAGTGGCAAGAAGTAGTTCTATACATGAAAGGTAAGTCTATTGGGGCGGCAACTGGTTTAGGGACAATTGATAATCCACGTACTTTCCCAGCACAAGCTGAATATTATGCCCCAATGTTTATTGCAAACTACAATTTTCAGACAGGAATTTGTCAGCTTAATTACATTATTGTTGAAGATAACAACTCTTTAGCTTCTGCAAATGATGCAACAGCAACTGCAAATGATTTATTCAAAACAGCAACTAACAGAACAGAAGCTGAAGCTGAAAGAACCAGTAAGCTTGAATCAAGAATGCAGAATGCTGAAACAGGTATTCAGAGCAACTCTCAAGCATTATTGAAAACAGCTACAAAGAGTGATCTTGATAGCGCCATGGGGCGTGTGGCGACTGATATTACAGCTGCAGTGAATAACATTAAGATTGGTGGTGTAAACGCCGTAGCTAATTCAGAAGCGCCTCGAACATCCACAGCAGCAACAAGCCGTGAATACTTAATGTATGAACGTAGCAAAGAGTTGAAAGCTTTTTATGACGAAAATTTAGATAAGTCGGTTACGATTTCTTTTGAAGTGAGTGTACCGGTTGCTGGAACTGTACAAGTATATTCATCTAATAGATCCGCTCATTTCTTCACAACATCCGTAACAGTCACCAAAGCAAGTGAATTTCAAAAATTTGAAGTTACTGTGTTTCCTAAATTACACACTGGTAGCACAACTGAATCGACTATTGAGTTTTATGGTACATATGGCACAGGTCGAATTCCTACAATTCAAAAATTACAGATCGAAGCTGGTAATAAAGCTACTGCGTGGAGCCCAAGCCCACGGGATACTCAAAGTTCATTAAATGCTAATGCGGAAGCGATTAAAGTTACTCAAGCTGAAGTGAAGAAGCATGGCGATACTTTATCGTCTCAAAGTTTAGATATTTCAAAACTTAGAAATGATCTAACAATAACCAATACTGAAGTAAGTAAAAAAGCCTCAACTGAAGCATTACAAACAACAAATTCTCAAGTATCTGAACAAGCTGGACTGATTAAAGCTGTTACAGAACAGGCTAATACTTTATCTGCAAATCTTAACAAGTCGGCCCCAGCTGGTACGAACTTGTTGATTAACTCTAATGTGGTAGGAACTTACAATGGCGTTTCTTATCCTCATCTACGCTATAAACTTGGTGAAGACTGGGAAGTAGGCGCAAAATATACGCTCTTGTGGTGTGCTGAGCATACACGAGGTGCTGGTGACACAAATTCAAATTTAGCTGTTTATGCTGGTGGCGGAAGTCAGTTTTTACAGCAGGTTATCAACACAACAGGTAAAGTAATCAGCAAAATCACCTTTACAAAGACTTCAGCTGGAACAGCAAAAGAAGTCCACTTCTACATGCTAAACAAACCAACTGCGGATAAGAACAGTGTAGGTACGGTTTATTGGGCTGTCTTAGTTAAAGGGGAATTCATAACTACAGATAATTGGATTGCAAGTCCTTACGACTTCAATGCTGCATTCGATCAAGTTTCTGCGAATCTAAATGAGTTTAAACAAACCTATGTAACTGAGAGTGGTGCTCTTGCTCAAAGAACATCAAAACTTGAAGCAGGGATGAGTGATGTTGAGAAAAACATTTATAACACTACTCAGGCCCTAAATAACTATGCTACAAATGCAAAATTAGATGAAGTTACAGCCTCACAAACTAAGGCATTCAATACATCTCTTACAAAATTAGATGAGGCGCTAAAGGCAGCCAATGACAGTGACTCTTTAGCAGGAGACTACAACTTTAAAAATCCTGATATGTGGTATAGCCATTATGGCTGGGACATGTCTCAGTATTTTAAAACAACGACTACAGGGAAAATTGGTAATACAGTTTTCAGAAAGGACACATCTAATCCAGTAAACTGTTTTAACTACAATAAACAAGCACTACCAAATACTCGTGCATATATTGTGAGTTTCCTTGTTCGCCGTAGCTCTGACTCTAATGGGCTTTGTTACATCCCAATTGGCCGTGCGAAAAATGATGGTGTATTTTCAACGGCAAATTATACGAGTGTACGTGTACCCGTTGCTGAAATCCCAGCAAACGAATCTTGGACTCTCATTTCAAAAGTCATCAATATGACTTCGGTTGCTGAAACTTATCCTCAAATTCAACTGGGTATTGCTTTAGGTCATACGGGTAATGTTGGTTGGTGGGAAGCACAAGCATATAGAATTGCACCTGTTTTAAATGAATCAGATGTAGACAGCACTATTGTTAAGTCTTCTATTCTTGTTGATTATTCAAGTAAGTCTGATACAACTAAGGCGATCTCAGCTGCTACTGAGTCTCTGGAAGCTAAATTCCGTCAGAAATTTGGTGATCTATGGACTAATAGTTCTGCAACTCTTGATAGTACTCGTTACACCAAAACAGAAACTAACCAAGCCATTGCAGAAGAAAGCAAAATTATCAAAGCTGCAATTTCTTCAAGTGGTGGTGACAACATAATTAAAAATGGAGATTTTACACAGCCGTTTGCTTTGTCAAACTGGCGTATTAACGCAAACGTTGCTGGTAGCGTTATGGAGGTATATAAGGACCAAAATGGAGCAAATTGGGGACGTTTTAGATCAACTAATACAACAACTGCATTCAAAGGTTTTTTTGAACAACTAACTTCTGAAGATGGGTTGGAGATTGATCAAACATATACCTTGTCATTTAAGGCAAAATCTCTCACTGCAGCTCAAACAAGTTTGCTTTTAATTATTCATCGATTTGATGGTTCAAGTAACAATCAACTTGGTAGTTCATGGCAAATTAATACTGATAAAGAAACCCTTTGTACTTTTACATTTAAAACCAATGTAGCAAATCTAAATAATATTAATATTATTTTATATGCACAGACTGGATTTGCCCCTGATTTTGCAATTAGAGAAGTACAAATCGAAAAGGGGGAGTTAGCAACTGGATTTAGAAAAAACCCACGTGAGCTTGTTAAGGCACTCGAAGCTAATGCTTCTGCAATTGAGGGTACTAAAGCGGATGTTCAAAAAAACGGTGAAAAGATTACTTCACTTGCAGAGAATTATGCGACTTTAAAATCTACTGTAGACAATAATAAAACTGCTGTAGATGGTAAGTTTCAGGAAATTAATTCAACTATTAGTGATAATCAACAGAACACTACACAGTCTATTAATAACTTGGAATCAAGTTATAAACAATTAAATCAGGACCTTGGTCAAGTTTTCAATTACCGTGTTTATTCATGTGGCTGGAATGGCTTTTTCACAGGGATTAAAAACTTAAAAGGTGAAATCAAATCAGTAGCTTCAGCACGTGGTTTTTCAGTCCATGTTTTAGCAGCTGATGGTTCTATAGCTTCTTCAACTAGATATGATACTTATGCAGCTGTAGCAAATGCTACGGCAATGAGTAACGCTATTTCTGCGATTCCAAAGGACACCTTTGTTATCGTTACAAACTACGACAGTATTGGTGTAAACCTAGCACCAGTTAAGAATGCATTAATTTCATTAGGTGCCAATCCATTCACACTTGATCAAATAACGGGTCGGGATGCATACATTTTAGTTGGTCAGAAGGGGATTGGTTCAGGTCGCGGTATTGAATTGCATGCAACACCTGATACTGGACCAAATGGTGCTAAGCAAATCATGCTTGCAGTTCAAGTAGTTAGTGGTATCCCGATTGGTCTTGCAAACAATAGCGGAAACTTACAAAAGGTTTTAGAAAACCACGCACAAATTCTTCAAGAAAAAATTACAAGATCTGATGCGAAAGAAGTATTTGCTGAGGAAATCAAAGTCTTTAAAGCACAACTTGATACTTTACGTTACTCAGAAGAGAACTGGATTTTACTTGGTGATGATACTAAAAATTTAAGTATTTCTACTGGTACAAACCGAACTGTAGCTGTTTGGGAACTGCAATATAAACACAAGGAAATTCCAATTGATAAGGGTGATCCAATAGTTGCGAGAATCAAATACACAGCAACTGCAGGATTAGTTGGCGCTACATGTAGTATTCAATTTCATGGTGCAACTTATAGTGTTGGGTTGCCTTCGTTTGTTGTAGCTGCAAGTGGTGAAATAGAACTTACTGGTATTTTCCCATCTGATTTAAAAGCCTCTGCTTTTGAAGCTATTCCATTGGGTTTACGGTTTGATAATGCTCCATCTGGTGGAACATTTACTGTAACTAATATGTTTATTAGCCGGGGTAATTCAGCGCCAAATTTTAAGGGCGGATTTAGATCGTCTCTTAAACAAAATGCTCAATTTGTTGAAGATACTTTTATCAAGGCTGATGTAAATAAAGGGGTTATAGCTCAGCAAATTCAACAATATGATGCAACTGTACCTGGTGGTTTATCTTCTGTAGTAAAAACAACAAAAGCTACAGCTGACCAAACATCACAGGATCTAGCTTCACTTAGAAATACTGAAATTTCTCAGCTTCAAACAAGTACAAATAATCTTGGCTCGGCATTAGAAAACACAACAATGCTGGCGATGATGATTACTAATGGAAAATTGTTGCAGGGAGACGTAAATTTCAAGAAAGGTAACAATGGTGTATCTGTCTATAACAATGCCGGCAATGGGAATGTGACAGTTACTCGAGTCGCGAAAAGTTCTGATAACCCTACTACCTCAACCCATGAAATTGAAATTAAAACCATTGGCGCTGCCAACCCAACGTGGGGTGGATTTTTCCAACGTGTTTATGGCCGTGCTAATGCTGTTTTTGTCATCAAGTATTTAATTAAGCTACCAGTTGGATATAAATTGGTGAATGCTGGTAACGCAATGGGGACAGGGGCAATTGATCGATTCATTGGCAATACTGAGGGTACAGGCAAATTCGAAACATATATTCGAATGATTAAATGTGGTGCTGTAGGTTCTTTCTCTAACTCAGGACATGTTTATGTGGCGGGAGGATCTACACCAACAGCTACTGCGCCTTTAGTTTGGACCTTAGCCCAAATCGAGCAATATGACGTTACTGATTACGCTTCAGCTGACCCGACTTTACAGGACTTTGTTTCTTCAGCCACAGACTCTATATCAACATTAACGAACTTCAAAGAAACTTGGGCTGCCAAACTTACTGAAATGTCTTCAAAATTAGACAGTAAAAACGGCGCTTATATTTTGAATGCGGATATAACAAATACTAATGTTGAGCGTGCAATTGCAGCATCTTCACAGAAAATTACTTCTGAATATACCAATGCTATGAGTGTGCAGCCATTGAGTTCAGGTGCAGGGAAAATTTTCGTTAAGCCTTTAACTTGGCGTCAAGCAATCACTACTTCGGGTACATTGGTTATTAAGACACCAATTACAGTTGGTGCGTACATGACCAAGGTTAAAATTTCTGGTTATAACTACAATAACAAAGAAGATAATATTTTCGATCTGGATTTGGCATTTTATGCTTATACGTCAACAGTGCCATTTTATCCAAATATGACGTCACGTTCTTTTGGTATTACCTTAGATGAAAATAATGCTACGACTAAAGGCCTGGCTCTAGCTTTAGATAGCAATAATAAGGTGTGTATCTTAATTACCAAAAAAGATGCTTGGTCTTACCCAGCAATTACAGTTGAGTCGGCCACTATTACTCATACAAATCCGCCAGATTACTTTAAAGATGGCTGGACGGCGGCCATTGAAACGGATTTATCAGTTTATAAGTCAGTTACGCCGTTTACAGTGACTTCAATGATGGAAACCACTGCAGGTTCACAAGCCAAAGTAGATGTTCCAATGTCTCAATTAAGTGATATTGCAGCTGATAATAAACTCACACCAGTTGAGAAAAAACAGGCGAAGTTGGTTTGGGATACACTTTATCAAACTGATGCAAGCTTGCGAGCTGAGGCAGTCACTTATGGTATATCTTCTACTGCCTATGCAACGGCATTCAGTACTTTAAATACATATTTAGCAGCTTTATTCGCAAATATGAATGTAACTAGTACGATTGACCGAAACCAGTTCATTACTAACTTTGCGAACGTGCACAACGCACGACAAGCATTAGTACGTGCAATCTCGGAGAAGGCTAAAGAAATAGCTGATACTGCCAAGGACATAGCTTCTACTACAAAAGCAACATTAGAGCGTGATTACATGACGTCTACCAAGACGAATGAAGCAATCGCATCTTCAACAGAAAGAATGTCTGCACTGTATTCTGCAAATGGTCAAAAGATCATGGCTTCAGTACTCGAAACATGGCAAAAAGATTGGTTAGTAAAAACTCCAAGTGGGAATAGGCCTGAACTTAGTTTAGTTGCAGATGCAACTTGTCGTGGGGGATATGCACTAAGAATTGGTAATAACGTAGGTAATGATGAAGCCTGGTTAAATTGGTTCACATCTTTGCCTATCGATGACAATAAATATTACCGAGTTAAGTATAGATTCCGCCGTGTAAGTGGTACCGGAGTTGTTTATGTTGGTGCGACCTGTCAAAACGCCAATAAAACAAAATATATTGCTCAAGATAACTCTGAAATCAATGATATCGGTTCAAGTCATTATTTAGTTGCAGGTACCGCACCAGCGTTGGGAACTTGGATAACTGGTACCGCTTACTTTAAGGGCCGATCTGCTGGTGCAAGTGCAGGTGCTGGCACTCTACTAAGCCCTAAAACATTCGCAAACAAAGCTGCTTTCTTTACACCTGTATTCATTGGTAACTATTCAGGTAAAGCTGGTGAAGTGGATCTAGACTTTATCGATATTGAAGATGCTGACAACATAGCTGATTTCGAAAATTTCAAAACCACATATACAACTGATGTGGGGGCATATGCTGGTGCATTACAAACTTTGGTTTCTGTTTACGGCCAAAATGCTATCAAGCTTAAATCACAAGCTGACTTGATTGATGGTGTGAAAGGTAAATACGTAATGGGTATGGACAATAACGGTGTGTTTACTGGTATGTCTATGGTCAGTGAGCAAACAAATGGAACTGTGCTCAGCTCAATAGGTTTCCAAGCGGATAGAATTTTCTTCACAACTGGTTCTTCTTCTACTAAATATATGCCGTTCATAATCCAAGACAATCAAGTTTTGATGAACAGTGATGTATTTATTAAGAATTTGACAGCCGCAAACTTTAAGGCCAAGTCTCTTACAGCTGAATTATTCAATGTTGACAAGTTAAGTGCCATAACTGGTGAACTTGGGACTTTAATTACTTATAAAGATCCTAGTCAGCCTCAAAAAGCAAGAATGGTCATTTCAGGGACCGCTTTAAAGTTATATGACGATAACAATATTGAGAGAATTTATATTGGTTTATAAATGGCTACATTCTTATTAAGGGACCTCGGTGGCAACGTGGTCCTTGATCTAACATCTAATCTTAGTATGTATACAGAAACGTTAAGTGTTGTCCTCCCGAAAGGTTCATCTATGGACACAATTGTACGAAAACTAGATACTGCTGAAAATCATCCAAGATGGTGGGCTTATGTAGCTTCTGGTGAAGTGTTATCTGCCAATAGTGCTGTAGTTGAGTCTTATTCAAATGGTATGGGATGTGCCATTTTGACTAAAGCTATGGCTATTGAGGCTAAGCTGGGCGATAAGATACTTAATCAAATGGATGATACTTCATCTTATTTATTAATTTATGATTGTAGAGCTTATTACAATACAGCTTTTCAGCAAACGGTTAGTATTCATATAGGTAAATGCTAATGGCTGAATACATCAAAATTCTCAATGATAATAAAGTGACAATAATTGACGACAGCTATAGAAACTTTCACCTTATAAATAAGTTTGTTAGGGAAGTCGCTTCTTCAGACCCATTACCTCCTGCAGTGCTATCTGTATCTGGTTACGTTAAGTGTCATGTTTTGAATGTTACATCTTTACAAAGACCAATTGTGGTATTTACAGGCGTTTCTGTGATGCAGGTCAGATATGAAGAAACTTCCACAAATAATTGGAAAATAACTGTAATTTTTGACACCTTAGACGACCAAGGAGGATTTAAATATAAGAATACTTTTCCTTTTACAAAAGCAACTTATTATGTATTTGGATTAATTACTTTATTAGAAAGTGGTCATTCTCCAAAATTACTAATTAAGAATGGTAAAGGTGAGATTGTATTTTCTAACTCCCACAATCCTTTAAAAGTAGTTAAAGCAGAAACTTTTTATTTAAAAGGCAGTGCAAATTATTTTAGCTCATGGTTATCAGATATACCTGATTATAATGCTAATAAGACTTATGGCTTGGCTTTAGCTTGTCCAGCTCATTATGAATATTATTGGGGAGCTGGTGGTTTGAGTTCTTATATGCATTCATACTGTACTATAAAGACTAACTCATATAGTGATCCAACTTTCTCAGGTAAGATCCTTCGGGGATATACGATACTAGCTAATGGTATGAATACTTCAGCTAGTCTCTATTCTCCATTTCATAGTCATTTAATAGTTGATATTACTGGCTATTAAAAAGCCCCTTATTAGGGGCTTTCATGTTTAAGCAGGCTGATCATTAACTGGTGGTTCTTCTACAAATGTGTAATTTACTGCTACCGACCCAGTCTCTAAATCCCAGCCTAGATTTAATGTTTTGAAAGCAGGACGGTTGTTAAAACGTTGCGCATTGACGATGTCTTGGGTTTTTTGAGCTAATTCAATATCCAAAGCATTAAATACTTTAACTTCGGCCATGAGCTTTTCCTCTAATTAGATAAGAAATTTGTTCAGATAGAATTGCATGCAGTTAATTAATGGAATCTGTACGGTTCCAATTAACTTTGGAACCCATCTAAAAGTTAAAAATTATTAGTCATCAAAATACTTAATTATTTAGGTATTTTGGCTTAGTTATGTCTTCTCGGTTCTTATCGTTGTTACTCGGTGAAAATGTTAATTCATATGATCAGCAATTCGATACGTCTAATCAGGATGCAACAGCGCAGCTATATGAAACTATGGCTCCGTTTTCACTTGGGACTAACCAAACCAAAGCCAATAAGAAGCGTACTCGAAAAGAAATTCTTACTAAATGGGAGAGAATGTTACGCTTTGCACCTATCGCAGAGGGTATGGGGATTCATGTTTCTGCAGCCTTAGGCGGAGATTCTTATAGCGGCCAACAAGTCTTTATTACGCCCGCAGAACGGTTAAAAAAGGCGAATGGACCAGCAGCTGAAAAACTAAAAAAACAACTAGATGAGCGCCGTGTAAAGATGGAAAAGCTTATCAATAAGTATTTAAGCAAACTTGCCCGAGATGCTATTTCTTTCGGTGATTCCTATGCACGTATTTATGGGAAAAAAGATATAGGTGTAATTGACCTCGTATGCAATGAGTATACATATCCGCCATTAATACAACCGTTCGAACAAGGCAGTAAGACTGTCGCCTTTTTTTGTTTAGATCCTCGTAATTGGCAAAAAACTATTACCAAACTGAATACTATTCAAATGGTACGTTTCAAAATGCCCCGTATGAGCAATATTGCTCAATATGAGCTTGTTGAAACTGGTCTTGTCACGAAAATGTTGGAGGGTGATGATCCAGATGAGCTACCAATCTTACCAGCGCATTTAGGCGGCTCATTTCTTTATGAGATTGAAGATATTTATGATGATGTAATCCTCGCTTTGGCATCAATGAATAGCCAGCAAATTGCAGATACCGTAAATCAGATGTTCTTGACAGTAAATATGTCAGGAATGCCGCCAGCACAACGTCAAGCCTATATCCGTGGTTTAGAAGGTTTACTCAAAAATCATGAGGCTTATGTCCGTGATGCTTTATCAGGTGGTGAAGCAGTCTGGAATACTGCTTTTCACATGCTTCCAGTATTTGATGAAAAACAAGTTCTAAATCCAGTGGGTGATATCAAGAATCAACGAAGCTCACCTATTAATATTGAACAGTTCATGATTAATGTCCGTTTGTTAATGGGCGGTATAGGTCTAGACCCAAGTATGGTAGGGTGGGCTGACATGTTAACTGGTGGTATTGGAGAAGGTGGAGCATTCCATACTTCTGCACAAATCATGCGTAGGTCACAAGACATTCGAACAGCAGCTTCCGAAGGGATTAATCAAATTCTTCACTTGGATTGGGGTTTTGCTTATAACGAACAATTTGAGCCTGAAGATTACCCTTGGCAAGTTGAATATTATTCAAACCAAACTGCAGCAGCTACGGAAGAAATCAACAATGCTCAATCAAGAATGAATACAACATTACTTAAAACACAAGTAATCGCATCATTGAAAGAATCAAATTTAGATGTAGATATTATGGCGTACATTCTTGAGCGCGATACAGGTATGAAATATGAGGAAGCATTAACATTAGCTGAAAGTATTGCTAAGAGCCGTAAATTTCCAGAGGATGAAGAATAATGGCTTTTTTTGAATACGAAACACAGAATAAAACTATAAATAACAGTTTTGGAAACGTTTTAAATCCGTTTAAAGATCGTTTTGCTAAAAATCCTGTCTTATGGTCTGGTCTAACAGTGGATCGAGCTGTTTCCCATTATCAGGAACTTTACGCATTAGGAACACTTTCAGCTGCACATTTTGGAATTGAAATTCGCCCGTACCGTGCAAACAGTAAAATTTCTCAAGCAAATATTCCAATTTTTGATCCTTCAAACAAAGTTGCTTGGTTAGCCAATAATGTAGATGTATCACTACTAGATGCCCAAACCGATGCAGTGCATGTGGGGCATTTTCAACTCAACCATGTAACTGGTAATGCTTCAAATGAGTTGAGCATTTCATTTATTGAGACTAAAGAAGCAGCTATTGCGAATAGTGCTAAAGCTATAAAAGAAATAATGTTTAATAAGGATGGTACTCAGCCGCCACCAATTGAATACTTAATGAGATTAAAAATATATGCTTTTGATAAAGCTGCAAGAAATCAAAACCAATTTGAAATTGAGCATCTAGTTTCACTTCAAGCAGGCAATTTGCCCCTTGATGCCTCTAATAAAGCACATGCCATTGTTACTTTAAATTTCATCAAAATGTTTCCCAACTTAAAATAAGCTATGGAACTCATTGCCTTTATAGATTCACCTAATTGAGAAAATATCCTCAAACTAAAATGAGGATAACTCCGTGAGTGTTAAATCAATTTTCATTCAAACACACGCACCACATCAAAGCCGATTAGTACATGGTTTTGACTCCATGGTGAATAGTGGTGCTTGTTCAATTGGGTTTATTAAGGGTGATTACCGTCAAATTAATGCTTTAGTCACTGAAGATTATACGGAAAATGATTTCTGGCGTGTTGTAAATTTAAAAGGTAAAAAGGGTGGGATAGATGCGTATGATTCTGTTGCGGTATTAGGCGCTATCGATGACCAGCATGCAGCTGATTTAGCGATACTGCAATTTGGCCGAATGTTTGATGCTTGTGTTACAGATGTTATTGAAACAAATCAATTTGGACTTAAGCGCCATTTATCTTCACAACAATTTAATTTGACGGGTTCAAAACCGATTCAAAGATGGCAACTAGAACAATTACAAAATGTTGTCGCAGCTGAAAAACCTGAATGGGATGGAATCAATTTAATTTCTCATGAGGGTGATACTTCTAAGTTGTTATTAGATATGCAGCGTAATGATGATCACAGCCAATTATTAAGTAAATTTGATGGGTTACCTACGCTTTTATCTAGTCTAGGCGTCGAAGAAGCGCATTATGACTCTATTATCGTTGATTACCAGCATTTAGAGCAGCTGTCTGCAATTTTGCATCACTCTATGGATCAGTTTTCAAAAACTGGCGTCAAAATCGTTAACGTTACTGAAAGTAAGCCCTTTAAGCATAAAAAAGTACTTCAAATTGCGCTTACTTATGATTTTGATGATGGTCAAAACTTCACAATCCTTTTTCATAAGCCAGATCGATTAACAAAAAAAATTAGTCCAGCAGATTCATTAATTTCATGGAAGATTTTAATGAACAATCGCGATATTACAGCTGCTATTCAGCCGAATCAGGGAGAAGGAATTTCAATTCCTGTCCTTGCTGGTCGAATTATGAAGTTGATTAACCAAAATAGTAATCGTTTTAAGCGGTTACAATCTAAAAAAGCAGAAAAGGCCAAAGCTTTAGCAGATGCTGAACTACGCCTCGAGCAAAAACAAAATCAATTAAATTCCTTAAGTGCGGAAATTTCCAATTTATTAAACGAATTGGATCAGTTGCAAAATTCATTGTTAACTAAGCAATCTGAAGAAAATGAGGGAATCATTAAAGAGAATAGCCTCGATAATGAGTTACCAGATAGTATTTCTGATGAAGAAGCCGCACGTTTAAAAGCCGATTTAAAGCGTTTAAATGCTGATCCTGAATGGGCAGGTGAAGATGGTTTACGTTACCAAGCATTCTTTGAACGTATCAATAAGGCTCTAGAGGGGGACTCTGATGCGGTAGTTTGGGCACGTGAATGGATTTCTGAACTAGATGACCAGACTTTGGCTCAACAGCAAGCAGAATTAGAAGCAAAAAAACTTATTGATGCCGAAAATGAAGCTAAACAAAAAAGAGATGAAGAAGTTTTAGCAGCACGTGCAGCTGGTAAAGCTGAAAACAAAATGATGCAAGCATGGTTAGACACTTTGGAAAAGCCTGAAGATACTAACAACATAGACTTTATGGCTTGGGTTTCAGATCGCCGTGGTGAATTCTTAAAAAACTGGAATGGGGCCGAAGGTTCACCAGAATATTTAACAGCATTTTATGAATATTCAAGAGCATGGGCAGATGAACATTTAGCGGATCGCCTCAGTAATAAAGAGCCAGCCCAAAATTCAGATAATGATGAATCTAAAGAACTAAATGCTCCGACAGAAGTTGAAGATCTTCAGCCTAGTACGACAAATGATGAAGGTAATCAACTTTACCGTTCAGTAATTGAAGGGCAGGTTAAAGTTAATCTTGAGTTATTAGAGCAAATTCGAGATGAAGCAGAAAAAGACTTAAATGATCCACTTCTTATTCCAGCGGTGACAGAACTCTTGAATCAAGTGCAAAAAATGGAAGCGGAGAATATCTAATGACAACTTTAAATCTAATTTCTATTCAAGATATTGCTAAAAATCCATTAGTTGTAATTGATCAAATGATTAGTTTCTTTAAACCTAAACAGCCCTTTACTGGGCTATTGAAGGGTAGAACTAATAATGTGAAAACAGCCAAAGGACAAAAGATTTCTACTGTATTCGCTTTAGTTGATATTAATCAAGTAATTGCATCTCATACAGCAACTGGTGCGGAAAACCCTAATTATCCGCAAGAATTGCAGCCACGAGATCGTAGTCGTGAATCCTCACAAGCATGGGTACAGAAAACTGCTAATGATTTAGACCCCGAAAGCCTAGGCCGCTCAGGTCGGGCAGACACGGGAGCACCGATAACTGGTGATGATTTAGTTGTAGAATCAGGAAATGGTCGAACAATGGCTATCAAGCTTGCCTATGAGCGCGGTACCGCAGATGAGTATAAACAATGGTTGATTGATGAAGCCGATTACTTTGGCTTTAGTAGTGAGCAGGTCCAAGCAATAGCTCAACCGATTTTGATACGTATTCGTACAACCGAGATTGATAGAGCTCAATTTGCAATAGATGCTAACCAAGATGATAAGTTGTCTTTTACAGCAACTGAACGTGCTAAAGCTGATGCTAAACGTTTAGATGAGAATTTACTGGCTCTTTTTAACCCGAGTGAAGATGGCGATTTATTAGCAGTAAGTAATCAAAAGTTTATTCAAGGTTTTTTAAGTAAATTAGGTGATACAGAAGCTGCCCAGTACACAACGAAAGATAAAAAACCAACACAAGCACTGATAAACAGAATCAAGGCCGCAATTTTTAGTAAAGCGTACAATGATGATCGTCTGCTAGAAATGATGGCTGATCATACAAAACCAGATCTTCAAAATATGCTTAATGCGCTTGGTGTTGCTGCCCCTAAATTTATTGAAGCGCAAGCTATAAGTCGTGGAAATGTTCAAGATATATCAGATCAAATCGTTGATGGAATGGAGCAAGCCATTGATCAACGTGTTGCTAATGCAATTATTGATGCAGCAAATACCATTTTATCTGCAAAGCAAAATGATCAAGATATTGTTGAGTTTGTAAAGCAGCAAGGTCTTTTTGAGGATCTAGGAGAAGGTGTTGCTGAGCTCGCCGTATTTCTCGCCAAGAATAGCCGCAGTTCAAAAAAAATGAGTATGTTATTTAAAGCATTAGCTGAATTTGCAGAGAAACAGGCTTTAGATAGTAGTAATGTAGGCTTGTTTGGTGAACCTGAACCAGTAAGTGTAAAAGATGCTATCCAATATGCACAACAAGTGCTTGGTGATGATTTCATTAGTGTGCAAATGTACGATTCATTATTCTCTAATGCATGTAATTATTTAAAATTAATAGATTATGTATCTAAGGATCCTCTTTTTGTTATTAAATCATTGATTATAAACATTAAAAAATATAAGTTTTAATTTTTAACATTGGTATTAGAACATTTAATTAATCTATTGTTGACTAATAAATGTTCTAATATGTTTTTTGGGAATAATTTAGGAATAAAAAACTATAGAAAAGTAAAAAAATAGTGTATAAGGTTAAGTAAAATATTTTGGAGCCGCTTTATGGCTATAGCTGAAGAATTACATGTTAAAAGTTTAATCCAACCATATTCTAATTCTATTATTCAGGCTATTAAGGAGGCGTGGTCATTGTGGCTGCAAAGTCCTTTTTTTGGAAAATGGAGTTCACGCGGACGTGCCACATTCGTTTGGGAAACTGTAATTAATTTACTCAAAGAAAAATTTATTGGACGTAGTGACGTTTTTATTATAGATAAAGGTGTTACGGTACTTTTTGTAATTCAACAGCAAGTTGTTTTTCGTTTTAAATTGGCAGATAGGACTGGAAGAAGTAAAAACGTTCAAACAGATTCGGCTAAAAGCTTTCATGATCCTGAACTCAATTATAATTTATTAGCTGAAGCTGATATAGCTAGTAATATTCCACGTATTGAAGTTATCTATACTTTAAATAAGTCTGCTACTCAAATCGATAATATCAAAATGATTGCTAGAGATAAAAATTCCGTTGCTTGGAATGTAAGTTTAATTGATAGCCAAACATCATTCGTTGAATTTGACGAAAGCAAAGATACAAGTGACTTTGATACTGTTAAGGATAATCAAACAAAACGTCGTTTCAAAGGGAAATCCACTGGCGGTGGATTTAAAAAAGCAGAAGGTGAATCGTGAGTAATTTGACCTTTAATCCTGAGTTATTAAGGATAGTAAGGCAGTTTAGAGGGTTTGGACAAACAGCTCTTGCTAAAATGGCTTCTTTGTCTCAGGGAACTCTGTCAAAAATTGAAGCAGGATTGTTAGAGCCTAATGAGGAAATGGTTTCAAATCTTGCCAAAGTTTTAAACTTTCCCGTTTCAATATTTTATGAGACCTATAAGCCATTTGGTTTACCGTTAAGTGTTCATCCCATGTACAGGAAGAACTCTTCAATCGGTAAAAGGGCTATTGAACAACTTGAAGCTGAACTTAATATTCGATTATTTAACTCTATGAAGCTAGTTAAAGCTATTGAGTTTGAGGAGGATTTACCACTTCCTTTTTTAAGTTTAGATATATATGAAACTCCTGAAAAAGTTGCTGAATTGCTCAGAAGAACTTGGTTAATTCCTAATGGCCCATTAAAGAATTTAACCGATTATGTTGAGAGGGCAGGGTGTCTCGTATTTCATTGCGATTTCTCTCAAGAAGGTGTGTCTGGTGTAACAATAAAAGTACCTGGTTTAAACCCTTGTATTTTTATTGATAAAAATATGCCCTCAGATAGACAACGTTTCACACTGGCGCATGAGTTAGGTCATGCAATTATGCATAAACTCCCTTCAGAAAATATGGAGGATGAGGCTAACCGTTTTGCAAGTGCTCTTTTGATGCCTTCAAAAGATATTAGACCATATCTTACTGGGAAAATTACTTTAGAAAAGCTCGCTACCTTAAAGTTGGTTTGGAAAGTTTCTATGAATGCTCTTCTTAAAACAGCAGAACGAGAAGGCTTATTAACACCATCCCAGAAAAAGTATCTATGGATACAAATGACTAAGAATGGTTATAGGACTAAGGAACCTGTAGAGTTGGATTTTCCTAAAGAAAAGGCTGTAACTATAGATCAAATTTTTGAATACTATAGAGAAGACTTAGGTTACTCAATTGATGAGTTATCTAATTTATTGCAAACACCAAAAGAAGACATTGATTCACTCTACTCATTAAATATAGTTAAGAAAAAACCAAATATACGAATTTTAGAATAAGATTGGCCCTCCATTAGGAGGGTTTCCTTTTTTAATAAAAAAACTTTTCTTTTTAAAAAAAATAGTCATAATAAATCTATGCTTCCACACTAAGCTTGTCACTCCAACCGTATTACGGAGCGAACATTCCTTAAGTAATGATGTGTACGTATATATGATTTACAACATTAGTGTAGATCTAGATTTTTGGAGTGGTCTAATTTTTATCTACACAGATGGATCGTATAATCATGTCTGATAAGAACTTCGTATTTCCTTCAGGATTGACCAGTCAACGTGCTAGAGCTTTAGCTAAAGAAGCAAAAAAACTAAATGGTACGCAACTTTCATGTGAGCTGGATTTAATATCTAAAAAAGAATGTCAACTCCCATGGCATAAAGCAGTTGCTAAGTTTACTAATGAAGATATCTCAATTCTACATTTGAAAGTAGAAGATATTTTGAAAAAAAACCCATTATTGGGTTATGGTGGATTCTATTCTCCATTAATATTTTCAGATCGTTATTATCAACGTCAATATAGAATGTCTAAAATAGAGTATGAACAGCATTTTATTGAAGGCCGAATTTTAAGTACAGACTGGTTAAAACAAATAGAATATGCTCAGCAGTTTATGTCATATTTTGGAAAAAATAAGAATATAAATAATAATATGTTAGGTTCTTATGGGTTAAAACATATGTGTGAGGATTACTATGGAGAAATATGTGGTCAGCATACTTATATATCTAATGGTGCATTAATCATAGGTGCTATTTTAAATAATTTCAATTTTGAGCAATATAGTGAATATCATATTAACTGTAGTTTTAATATTAGTAAAAAAAGTGAATTTTACCAATGGTATAAAATGTGGAAATATGGCTACAGGCCAAGTCAGTATCTAAAGTTTAAGATATTGGACCAAAAATATAGATCTAATAGCTAAAGCTTTAGTTAAAAAGACATGAATTAAAAAAGTAATCGATAAATCAAGGGAAATGGTTTAACTGTTCGTAAGGTGCTTAACAAATGAAAACCAGCTATCTAGCTGGTTTTCTTAATTTGGGGAGTTCTGGTGGAACATCTTAAAATAATAATATGCCCTTATCCTTTAACGGGTTCATAAGGGAAACGTTTTAAAACCTTACCTAATTCAAGCACCTCATCTTTATGTAAGAAATCCCACAGTTGATTAAATCGTTCTCTTAATTGAACGACATTAACTGGTGTATGATGTGAAGTACATTGATGCACAGCTACAGCACCATTTTCCTGAACAGAAATCCAAAAGTTCTTTAGCCCGGTTGAAGATTGATATTTTAGCTTTTCTCCAACTTGCTGAGCAATTTCATATGCTAATGGATTCTCTAGTGCTGGGTAACGGGACGAAACTCGTTCCAAAAGATTTTCAAGACGCTCAAGTGGGTCTGATTCAGTTTTTTCAACTACATTAATGGACTCTAAGTACTGTTTCGCCTCTTCAAAATGTATTGATAAAAGTTGGCTGTACTTAGCTATGCCAAAATGTCTGTTATGTCGTACCCACATAGATGCCCGTTGGCTGCGGTTTTTACCAGCACGGCGGTCAACTATCTCATGTAGTGCATGCTGCTGCTCAGGAGTAATCGTAAGACGTTTGTTTATTGCCTGTCCTTTTGTCCAGTAATCCCAAAGCACATCATCACATTCTTGTTGATACATGATGACAGTGTCACGAATCTCAGGTTTGACCTTGTTTGGGCTTATTGTCATAAGCCAACCAAAAAGCTTTCTTACTGGTAAACAAGTCATTAAGCGCTCTTTACCGTCATTTGCAACTATTGTGATTTCCACAATGGTTGAAGCAAAGCGTTGTTTTAACTTAACAAATTGTGATGCCCAATCCATACCCATACCCTCAACAATAGGCTTCATGGGTGTATATGGCTGACCATCATGTTCCACCAAGTACAACTCAGCATTGTGGAAAGGTACGGTGATTTGAGTTAAAGTAGTCATGTCTTAATCTCCTTTGGTTTAGACACAAGCCCCTTGCCTGATTTCGACGTCTGCAAGGGGTTTTCTTTTTCAGGGCTTTTTGCCTTGATGGAGTCATCTTATTTAATAATTTTAAATATTGCAAGACTTAAAATTATTAATAAATAAAAGTATTGCAACTTTTTTATGATATAGTTTCTCTTACTAAATAAGAGGTATCCAAAATGGTTGTGAATAACAAAATTACTAACCTACGAGAACAGGCTGGTATGACCGTCTATGAGCTATCGAAAAGATGCGGTTTCATTAGTAATGGCAAAGTTGTAAGTGGCGCATTACTTAACGCAGAAAAAGGAAAAAATATCACAATTGAAACGGCTTTTTTAATCTACACTGAACTCAAAAAAGCTGGTGTATGCGAGAAGTTTGAAGATGTCTTTTGGCTTGAACGTGATGATAAAGATATCGAAAACTAAAATATTTTTCTTGTGGAGTTGGAACTTACTAATTTTTAAACTTTCCTCATTGTAAATAATGGCCTTATTCAATGAATAGGGCCATTATTATGTCCAAAGCTTTAGCATATGCACCAGCTATAAACACAGCAAAAACAAAATTACCAGAGACAGAAGCTGATCCCTTATATCGTTCTATCTCAAAACATAAATATGCAGAGTTTTCACTTTGTGATAAAGAGGGTAATTCTATTGCTTCTTCACCAGTAATTCGAGCACTCTTAACTGATGGTGATAAGAGTATAGAGAGTCAATGGCAGACCCCATTTGAGAATAGCAATCCAGAATTAAAAATGCCGATGTTGATGGCAGGGCTACAATCGGGGCAGTTATCTCAAACTGCCGAACAAATGAAAAGCAATCCTATATTGCAAGTTTTATCTAAACTTGGGGTCCAAGATGCTATGCAGAGTGTAGAAGGACGTACAAATCTAACTAAAGTGAATACAACACAAGTATTTTTATCTACTTCTTCAGTACGACTTAATTTATCAATTTTTTTCTTGGCTTTTAGTGATGCGAAAACAGAAGTTGAAGACAAGATCATGCAATTAGAGGCTTGGAGCGTACCAGTATCATTATCGTCTGATTCTACGCTGCAAAATGTCATTAATGATTCAAATACAACCTTAGAAGGCTTGTTTTCAGGGGTTATCCCACCTTTCGTATCTCTCACTACTCATGGCAAAACTTATAAACCCTTTATTCTTGAAAGTGTTTCAGCACCAATAGTCGCGCCAATTGATGAAAAAGGTAACCGGTTAAGTTTAGCTGTCAATATTAGTTTAATGAGTCGAACTGCATGGGACTCAAAGGATATTTACTCATTATATGGAGGCAACTAATGATTACTTTTGACCCTGTGTACGTTGGTGAAAATACCTACCAAATGCAAGAGCTTAGTTTTGAGCAATGTCTCAAAATATCTATCATTGCTCCAAATTTTAATGAAAAAAGACTTTCAGCTTTTCTGAAATCAGCATTAGACAATGTTGATCCTTTACTTTTATCAGTTCAGGAACGGTATTTATTGCTGCTTAAATATCTTGAAAAACAAAGTAATACTATGTTGGAGGTGAACACAGACTGGTCTAAAGTTTTCCTTCAATCAGAAAATAATTGGAAAACTGAAATTACTCAAAATGGAATTACAGTTAGACAGCTTATTGGAATGGAAGTGGAGTTCTTAGAGGCAAATTGTAAGAATGTCGCTGAATGGATTGCCTGCATGATGGCTTTTCAGTTGAGTTATTCTAATCATGAGCACTTAGCTTTATTGCCGGATAGAACAAATCCTCAATTATTTGAAGAACAATTTAAGCAGCGGCTAGATTTCATTAAGAAAATGCCAGCTAGTGATTTTGATTTGTGCTATCAAGACTTTAATAATTTAAACAATGAGTTATTTACTCATTTACGGTTAAGCGTTGATAACTACGGTATTTTAGTGGAAAGAGGTGCAGATGACGCGCCTGCACGATTTCGCACCGCTTCCGTCTTTACAGGAATCATCAAAGAGTTGGACCGATCTTTTGCTTGATACAGCAAGTAGTATTTCTGAAAACTGCCCAATGCCTTTATCGGATGCATTAAAAATGCCTTTGAGTTTTGAAAGTACTTACTTCAATTCATCTGCATGGGAAAACCGCAAGAAGTATTTAGAAAACGAAATTGAACGTCACAACGTATTCTTAAAATTAGGTCAAGAAGTCATTAAAGGATTAAATGCCCTAGCAAGTAGAGGCCGATAGTTTTCATATAGAAAAGTCTGAGTAATTCGGGCTTTTTTTTCGCGCTTTGTATTTGGAACCATACACCAATTAGAACAACAACACTTGCAAAAATAACCACAAATGAAACGTGGGGAATAGGTCATGTCTGATCATCAGACACTTGAAATAACAATCACTAGTTTTGCAAATAAAACAACAATTCTTAGTGGTGTAACAAGTGCTTTAGCATCTTTAGCATCTTTTAATTGGTTGAGCTATTCGGGTGCAATTGTAGCTGTAGCGGGCCTATTCATAAGCTTTATTTTTCAGTTTAGACGTGATCGCCGCGAACGTAGAGAGAGCGAATTGCGTGAAAAAGAAAGCAAGCTACGAATTAAAGCTTTAGAGCAAGATACTGAACGAGAGAGGAAGGATGAATGAAGTTAATTGAAAATAATGCTTGGCAGTATCTATCTGTTAAGTTACCCGCCGTAGGTGCATTCATCATGCTAATTTTATTGCCAGCACTACAATGGGGTGTTGATTATGAAGTTATTCCTGAAAAATATCATGCATTTGTTACTGGTACTTTAATGCTTGTTCTGTCATGGATTGGTAAGAAAATATCTCAACCACGACTTAACGGCCCGCAACTAACAGGCCAGTTAGTAGGAATCAACACTTTAATGAATATTCCTACAACGACAAAGTTTGACGAATTAGCTTGGATGGCTGAAGCAAAAAAACACATTGGTCTGCAAGAAATACCAGGTAAACAGCACAATCCAACTATTTTGAAATGGTTAAAGGAGCTTAAAGCTTGGTGGGCGGATGATGAAACAGCGTGGTGCGGTACTTTCGTTGCTCATTGCTTGAAATCAGCTGGAATTGCTTATCCTAAGCATTGGTACCGTGCATTGGATTATGTGAATTATGGTACCAAATTAGCTAAACCAGCTTACGGTTGTGTAGCTATTAAAACCCGTAAGGGAGGAGGCCATGTTTGTTTTGTTGTAGGACGTGATAAGTCTACTGGAAAACTTGTTTGCCTTGGCGGCAACCAATCCAATAAAGTGTGTTACGCGCTATATAGTGATTCAGATTTCCAAGAGTTCCGATGGTATGGACGTACACCTCAGCCAGCAAGTAAACGTTATTCTTTACCGCGATTAAAGGGCGTATCAGCTACTAGGGTTTCTGAAGCCTAATGAAGTTACTATTACTGAGCTTTCTTTTATGTGGTTGTACGGCACATACAATTAATAGCAATGTAAATGTCACAATTTGCGTTAAAGCGATTTAAAAAAAGCCCTGAATGATCAGGGTTTTTTGAATTTAGTTTTGAACTTCTGCATCATAAATTGTTTTGAAAGAGTTCTTCAGTTTTTCATCTTGTGTATCCGCAAGGCTTTGTTGCACAAAGATTTAAAAGTTAAGACTTCTCATATCTACTCAAATTCAAGTGACAACTTGGGTATGTGGTCTGCCTAAGTCCGTAAATTTATTTAATACTGCCATACGTGCATGAATCTCATTGACTTGGCTTTGAAAATTTCTCGCACTGAGTTTATCCCCCAATAATTTGATGCAATGCATCTTGGTTTCAACCAAACTTCGCCGATGATAGCCTGACCATTTCTTCCAAATAGTTCTTCCTAAACGTTAACTGTTCGAAGCAACTCATTGCGTTCTAGCGAGCTCATCTTTTTATCTTTCCATGGCTTCGCATTTTTTCTTGGTGGAATCACTGCATGTGCTTGCCGATCCGCAATGACCTGTCGGCACTGTTTGGTATCATAAGCTCCATCGGTATAGACGGAGTCAACTCTCTCATCTTGTGGAATCTGATCGAGTAAATCACCAAGTACCTGTGAATCACTCACATTGTTGGTTGTGAGCTGAACAGCGCGTATTTGTAAGGTTTTAGCATCTATACCAATATGTAATTTACGCCAATGGCGACGATATTCAGGCTGATGTTTTTTACGCTTCCATTCACCCTCACCTAAGAATTTCAGACCTGTAGAGTCAACGATTAGATACAGTCCATCACAACTTTTTTGATAGCTAATCACAATATCAATATGCTGTTGTCGTCTACAAATTGTAGTGTAGTCTGGCGCTATCCAATTTAACCCACAAAGATGGATGAGACTTTGAACAAAGCCAGTGACCATGCGTAAAGACAATCGGAAGAGAGATTTAATCATTAGGCAGCATTGGATAGCTGCGTCGGAGTAAGTTTGATTTCGTCCTTGTTTGCCTTTTGATGGGGCATACCATTGCGTAGCAGGATCAAACCAAATGGCAATATTTCCACGATTAATGAGAGCTCGGTTATATGAAGACCAATTGGTTGTGCGATAAATTTTAGGTGTCGACTTATTCATTTGAAAATTATATTGTGGAATAAGCCTTTAGAGATAGGTTTGTGCAACAAAGCCTCTACTAAATCTTAAATTTAGTAGCTATAACTAAATAATAAAAGAAATATAAATATTAATTATCCCAACTATCTATATGATCTAGCGACCATAGCAGCATTTCTTTTTATTTAGCTTAGAATTTCACTCAAAACTATATAATTATTTTTCAAACCTAATGACCAGCCTGATTCTTTAAAGAATGGTTCACCATATTTAATTGTGTGCTCGATGTAAAAATAGACCCAGTCTTTCATAATCTTACTTTACTCATTATTCCTGTTAAGAAGCCAAACTCAACCATGGACTGATAATAATTCATTTCTATCCTATTCAAAATGATAGAATTACTTAGGTTTGAAAGTTGGGTGTGTTTTGCTTAAAAAGCATGCAGTCTACAAATTTTTTTAAATTAATTGAAAAATAAATTTGTAGACTGATTTGTAGACTAATGAAATGCAAAATACAGCATTGTGGTACAAGCGGATGCAACTTTAATTATGTTTAACTATTTGAAAATGCAAGATAAAGCAACCGAATGCAACCATTAACAATTACAGCTAGACTGTCAGGATTCTACTTCTTTTATTATTCCATTGTTGGCACATTTATGCCGTATTGGAATTTATATCTCCAAGATCAGGGATTTAATTATCAAGAGATAGGTATTTTATCTTCCATTGCTATTGTGACGCGCTTCTTTGCCCCTTTGGTTTGGGGCTGGATCGCCGATAAATCCGGTAAAAGAATGCTATTAGTGCGGATTGCCACATGGATGGAGGCATGTATATGGTTGGCTATTTTTATAATTCCTAATACTTTTCAGTCAGTTGCTTTATTGATGCTTATTTTTAGTTTTTTCCAAAATGCTATTTTAGCTCAATTTGAAGGAGTAACTTTATTTTGGTTAGGAGACCAAAGGGCGAAACTTTATGGCAAGATTCGAAAATGGGGATCAGTTGGGTTTATTGTAGGTGTATTTACAATAGGGGCAATTTTAGAAATCATTCCGATTTCAATGTTGCCTATATTATTGCTTATCATTGCCTCATTAGCATTTATTTGGGCATTTACGATACGTGAACCAGAAGGGGCCCCAACTTCACAAAAGCATTTAGAACCTTTATTGCCCGTGCTGAAGCGTCCTAAAGTTGCTGCTTTTTTCACAATTGAGTTTATTCTTCTTTTTTCACATGCACCTTTTTATAGCTTCTATAGCAATTTTCTGAAATCGTTAAATTTTAGTACAACGGAAATTGGCTTTTTATGGGCTATGGGCGTGGTTTCTGAAATTGTGATGTTTGCATATGCAACTACGTTTTTTAAATATTTTTCTTGGCGTAGCCTTGTAGCAGTATGTTTGATTTTGACAAGTATACGCTGGTTATTAGTTGCTATTTTCTCTCACTATTTCATAGGTCAGTTATTTGCACAGTGCCTACACGCTTTTAGTTTTGGCTTATTTCATCTCATCGCAATGCGGCTTATCTTTCAAAACTTTTCAATAGGGCAGCAAGGTCGAGGTCAGGCTTTTTATAGCACCATGTGGGGACTTGGAGTGGCGTTCGGAAGTATTTTGGCTGGTCATTACTGGAAAATTCTTACGGGTGAGCATATTTTTATGATCGCTGCTTTAGTGGTTCTATTTGGTTTGTGCTTTGTCTATTGGTTGCCTAAACGAATCGAAAATTCAGTTTCTTAGATTAAATAGTGATAAAAATTGTTAGGAATACCGAGTTAAAGATAGAAATTGTTTGATGAGAAGTATCGGTTCGTTACGGTTGAAAAATATTGTTTTTATATGGTTATGAAACAATGTTTTTCTAAAAAAATGTGCTAACTTAAACCCATGCGTTTAATGATTAATAAATCTATGAAAAATATTTATATTATGGGATTATTATTGGCTTGTTCTGGTTTTGCTATGGCTGAGACAGTGACTCAACAGCCCACAGCACAACCTGTTCGCACTGCAAGTAATCCTAATGCTATACGTATTGTTACGCGTCCTGAAATTATGGGATTATGGGGAATGGAGATTCCAAATAATAAAAAATGTGTAGAGTATTATAATTTCCGCAGTAGTAACGATGTGGTGATTAAAAGTGGTGAAGAGTGGTCATACGGTATTTATGAATATCAACCATCTGATGACCCTAAAGAGCAGCTATCGGCTTTAGTAATGCAAATTAAGTTTGATAATAATAAAGTAGATTGTTCTGGTCAGAAGCAAGATCAGACAGGTGATATTTCTCAATATTTCGTGCAATGGAAAAATGACCATACTATTAATTTCTGCTCAACGGCTAAGGGTGAGCAATGTTTCGCAACTTTACGCCGAATGTTGCCATAAACAAGTAGATATAAAAAAGCCTCTTATTTAAGAGGCTTTTTTATATGAAGCATATTATGCGGTTTCAGCTTTCTTTTCTTCTTCCACTTGCTTTAACAAGTGTTTTTCAAGGTAATGGATGTCCATTGCTTGAGAACAGAAGTTTTTATCCTGCAAAATAAGATCTTTATGTAAAGGAATATTGGTTTTAATTCCTGTAAGGATCATTTCATCTAACGCTTGACGCATGCGGGCAAGTGAAGTTTCACGATCTTTACCATGAGCAATCAATTTTGCAATCATTGAATCGTAATATGGCGGAATGCTATATCCAGGATAGATATGAGAATCTAAACGAATACCCGCACCGCCTGGTGCATAGAAACTTTCAATTTTACCTGGTGAAGGTAAGAATGTTGTTGGATCTTCGGCATTGATACGACATTCAATGGCATGACCACGAACTTCAATATCTTCTTGTTGAAGCTCTAAGCCTAAACCAGCTGCAATACGTAATTGCTGTTCAATAATGTCAACCCCAGTTACCATTTCAGTTACAGGGTGCTCAACCTGAACACGAGTATTCATTTCAATGAAGAAGAATTCACCATCTTCAAATAAGAATTCAAACGTACCAGCACCACGATATTGCATTAACTGACATGCGTGTACACAGGCTTGTAAAATATCAGCACGTGCTTGTTCCGGTAGATTTGGCGCAGGAGCTTCTTCTAACACTTTTTGGTGACG